AAAAAAAGGGCAGCCGTCGCGAGACGAACTGCCCATGAACCACGGTAACTTCCCAGCGAACTCACCAACTGTGTCGCCGGGAGACGACACTACATTCAGGTGGCTCGCAGTAACCACATGTTTGCCGAGAGCTGGCTCGTTCGCTACCTAGTAAATTACGTTAGACCGGCATACGACGGCTAACAGTCATACGGGTGAGCGCCGTGTTATCCTGCTTGGCGATTTCACTCAACTGGCGAGCGATCTTACGGTTGACCCGTTCGTTCGCCTTGTTCTGGTCGGTCAGCCAACGGCGTTTGCCATCGTGCGTCTCACCAGCAACCTCGGAGGCTTCACCGAAGTTACGCTGGGCCAGAGCCTGCATACGGTTCATGCCACCATCACGCAACACGGTGCTGCGTACACCACGCGCTTGGGCTTCCAGCATGAGGGCCTGATGGGCCAGCGAACCTGCAAGTGCCTCGCCGCCGCCTGCGTCCTCCGCCTCTGGGAAGAACTCCTTCTTGACGCCAGCCAGCTTCTTCTGGTACTCACCGATACGCTTGAGCAACTCGAAGTCGTCTTCCTGGTCTGCAAGGAGGGCGTCAAGGTTGAAGCCACCTGCTGCTGCCATTGCCCGCATCGGCACCGGGATGCCTTTGTCGGACATTGCTTGCAGCATATCCATGTACGCCTGATCGCCTTCGGGCTTGAGTTGCTTGGCCCAGTGAACGCTTGGGATCAGCAGGCGCGAACCATCCTGCAGAATCTCGTGGTTGCTCATGGCGTCAAACTTATCGAGCATGTTGCCTTTGGTCACCAACTTGCCACGAGAGTTGACCGTATAACCGTGCAGCGCACTCACCAGCGGGAAAATCTTGTTGTAGAACAGCTTGGTGGTGATAGTGTCACGGTACGCACGCAGCGATTCGATGAACACGGTCAGGCTGGTGTCAGCGTTGGAGTAGGTTGCTTCACCTGACAGGAAGGACTCACTGATGCCGAGAGCGCGCAGCTTCATCGCCATCGTCTGGTCCCAGATATCGGTCACCTTCCAGAAGTCACCACCCTGACGAATCTCCTCGGAGCTGATACCCATACGGGTCGCGATCACAGCACCCAACGGGTCAGCATCCGCGTCTTGGAACAACTGCATGGCGAAGTTCATATCCGCCACTGTTGGTTCCCACTGGTCGCCATCACCCAGAGTCAGGTGAAGAATACCACGCTGCCGACGTGCCGATTCCACGAGTGTGCCACGGAAGAGGTTCTTCTCCAGCAGCCAGATAGGCAGAATGCGGCGATAGTACGACACGCCGGTCGAGTCAGTGAACGACTTGCGTGGAATGTAGATGGTGCTGAGTGGGTCCAGCTCCAGCGCGTCGTTGCTCAGTTGCTTGACGACTTCCGGACCCAGGTACTCGCGCAGGCGCTTGATCCGTGGACTGTCCGACTGCATGATTGTCTTGTGGCTCTCAGGGAACGCCACGGTAATCAGTGGGTCCTGCGAGTAGAACGGCAGCTGGTCGACCTTGCAGTTCTCGTACGGGTGACAGATCAGGTCAACGAAGGTGTTCTTCTTCGGGTTGTACAGCATGTTGGCGCAGAACGCACCAGTCACCTGATGGTCGATCGACATTTCAGGCAGCAGGGTGCGGATGTTCAGGCGCTCGATCACCTCGTTGAAGCTGTCGGCTACTTTCGAGTTCTGGATGCCGCCGATATTGAAGTCGCTGAACGGCAGCGTCGAGGTCAAGTCTACGCACGAACCGCCGATTGGGTCGTTGTAGTAAATGTCCTTGTAGATGCGCATGACCAGCTTCTTCTGCTCAAGGTCCTCGCCAAAGACGATATCCTTGAGTAGCGGTTCAATGTCGATTTCGATTGGCAGGTTGCTGACAGACGCAGTGCCGCGCCCACCAGTGTTCGCTGTTGCCTCGAAGCCGCGTGCCGAATCGGCAGCTGTACGTTTCGGGTTCTTGGTGGCGGTGCCTACGTCTGCGTTGCCACGGGAGTTGGGTGCCCCTTGGTTGACGAAGCTCTTTTGGCGCTTGATACGCATGGGTCACCTCAGTTGACTTTGTAGGCCTTCTTCACTTCGCGGATGCGATAGATGAAGAATTGGCCCTGACTCTCGGCGCTCTCCAGCTGCTTAGCCAGAGCGAGCGAGACATTTTCGTATGCCCAATGCACACCACTGTGGAAGACGACGTGAAGGAGCTTCTCCTTCTTCTCCAGCCACGCCTGTGCGAGGTTGGACGAGTCGATGTGCAAGGTGAAGATGTTCGGATCATCAGACTTCTTTGGCTTGTCCAAGCCGCCTGCTCCGTTGACGACCTTGACGCCACGAATCGTACCCTTCCAGCCGCGGCTGTTGGCGATCACGCGCTTGGCGTCCTTCTCTTTGATCTTGAAGCGAATGTCCAGATCGCCACGGCTCACCAGATAGTGATTGGCGCCGATCTTGCGGTAGGCAAACTTGTTGCCCTCTTCCATTTCAAGGTCGAACTCTGGATGGTCGGTCACCAGATGGATCGGTCGCCCTTGATACAGGAACCACTTGTACTTTGTAATGTCGATCATGTTCGATTACCTGCGGAATGCTGACTTCGCGCCAATGACGGAAACGGATTGAGCACCAGAACCTAGCTGGCGACCACCACCGGAGTACAGGCGGGATGCAGCGATAGCGATAGGGCGAGTTGCAGCCACGTCGTTTGGAGCTTCTTGCAGGATGATCTGCATTTCCTCGTTGTGCAGACCCCAGTTCATCAGAGCCATCGCACGGAACAGGTCATCGGTGTACCCGTCAGCCTTGTCGATCATCTTCCCAGTGTCCTTCACCGTTGCCATCTGCATCAGCAAGTGAGCGGCTGGTTGGTTGTTGAAGCACATTGGGTAGTGTTCGTCGTCAAACTCGATACAGTCCTTGAAGGTGTCGCGTTCGGTCAGTGGGACCTTGAGCGTACCCTGTTGGAGCATCGTTTTAATCATGTAGATTTCGGTGTACTTCAGGCTGTGCTGCTCAGCAAGCTCCAACTCAGGCCGATCTTCCTTCGCATCTTGCAAGAGCTTTACAGAGTTCCATCGGTCGGCGAGGAGGATGCGAACGTTACGCGCGTCCATCAACGGCAGGAGGAGTTCATCGTAGATGCGGCTGTGGTTCAACGGCGCGCCACGCTCTGGGATGACTTCGATCAGGGCCTCGCACTTGACGGTGAGCCCATCAAGCCGTCCAATTGCGCAAGCAAAGGAGTTGTTGGTAAGACCGGCGTCGATTGCCATGATGGTCGGGTACTTGCCGCGCTTTGCTTTCTTGAGCTTTGCCCAAGTGAAGGATTCGCCTCGCTTTTTAGAATGCACAACGTTGCGAGTGACAGTGACAGGGTTAGATTTCGAGCCTTGAGCATCTTCGATTTCAGTCTGGTTGGTGAGGAACGCGTTGGCTGCGAGTGGTGGCACTGCACCGTAGTCTCGCTCCGCGTTAACCGGGTCATCTTTGAACGCCTGCTTGATGGTAGCGCCATCGCGCGGCAGTGTTGGGTTCACGGCCCATGTCGGACGCACAACGCCGTACATGGTGTCGGAGTTTTCAGCACGACGCACCAACGTCATAATCATATCGTTACGGTGCGAAGGCGAGGACACGTTCATGGCGTATCCTGGGTACACGTCATCGTGACGATTCTTGAGCAGGCGTTCAGCCGCACCGCGCACGGTCAGCAGCGAACGGTCCAATGCGCCGGCAACTTCGTGGGCGTTGTCCTTGACCTTCTTGGTGTCACGGTTCGCGTCGAAGTAGCCGATTTCGTCGATTGCGGTGAAGTAACGTGTACGACCACGAAGCACCCGCTTGTCTGGTCCGGCTGGGTATGCCATGAGACCACGACTTGGGTAAGCCACGTAGGTGTCGTTGAACTTTAGGAGTTTCTCGCCGTACCGCTCCTCGTAATGCTTCAACATCCCGTGATATTCACGGAACCACTGCGACTCGGTGAGGGTCGCATAGAAGTTTTGCCAGAGGGTATCCTTCGCTTGCGCGTAGGTGAGGGCGACGAAGGTGCAGTGAAGCATGGTACCCGTCTTGAGCCCGTAGTAGGCGTTCGGGTTCTGCAACTTGAGGAGGCGGTGAGTCAGGTAAGGTGCGAAGTAGCCCGCAATGGAGAGCGACTTACCAGAACGCTGACCAGCACATACAGCCAGCTCCTGAATCCACTTCATGCGTCCCTTGCGAATGAGCTTCGAGCGGCCCCATCCACAGTGAGGGCAAACGCCGTGCTCAAGGAACGCTACCTTCCGCTCAAACTTGCGGTAGGAGTCGCTTGGCTTGTGGGTATCGAACAGATACTCCACGTCCGAGCAGTTCGGACAATACTCGTTGAAGGCAATGATGCCCCAGCAAATCTGCTCGATGTAAGGTCGCTCACCATTAATCATGGAGAAGCGATCTGTGGTGCACCACTCGTAGAGGTTCTTGGCGACTGGGATGCCCGAGTCGTCGATCTTCATATCGCGTGGTACGAGAATCTTGGAATCGACAACCTCACGGATTGTGCGGGCAATGTCGATTTCGGCCTCATCAATGAGACCAGCGGCCACGTGGTGGGCCGCTTGGTTCATGTTCTCGGGATCAAAGTTGTCGGTGATGATACCCGCACTGTTACCACGAAGATTCCCGAGGAAGTCGAACGGGTCGCGCAGTGCAATGTCATAGACACTCTCCTCTGGTACGAGGATTTTGCCGCTACCCTTCTTAATACGCATGGCCTATCTCCTGGATGCACGAACACCCACAGGATTCTGCGGCACCTCCATGTCAGGCTCAATGCCTGCTTTGGTAACTGTGGCCGCGTACTGTTTGTGAAGTGCAGCAAGCGGGATAGGCACTTTCTTGTTCATCGCAAGCACCATCTCGTCGGCTGTCCTTGCGGTCAGGCGATTCAATAGCACGCGGCGAACATTCTCAGGCAGTGCCGTCTGTAGCTCAACCAACCGGGCAATCACGGTCAGGCGAGCGAGCGACGGGAACGCCTCTTGGACGGAGTCATCCAGTTCAAGATCGAGGCCCAGGCAATCACGCATTGCTGCTTCTACAAAATTAGAAGCATCGTCGTGCGCGAAAAGGAGCGACGCTGACTCAAACATCACGTCACGCAAGGCCTTCGAGTGAGCTTCGGTGTTCGACTGGATGGAGATTAGCAGGTCTTCGGGTACGTCGATTTCGTTGTCGCCCCGAACGTTGTACTCGCTGCGGTTGTAGTTGATACCATCAACGTCTTCGTCCACCTGACCTGGATCATCAGGGAAATCAACTTCGATCTTCCCGTCGTCTGGATCGACTTCGGGCGCTGCGTCTTCTGGAGGCCGCACAGACGAAAAAACGACAGTGCCGAGAGTAGGCACTTTTGGCACCTTCTCGCGGCGAACTGTCGTTGGGATTGGGTCAGAGGAACGATGCACGCCTGTAAAAGCGATGGTCGGTTGAACGTCCGATTCATCGCTTCCCAGGATACCGAAGAGGCTAAGCGAGAGCGTACTCTGCTGGCTCATCCTCTTCAACGTCTCGGCGTCGTTTCTTTTTCCCGGCTTTCTTGTCTGACTTGGCGCCCTTGTCCTTTTTGGACTTCTTGGGCTTGTCATCGTCATCCTCATCTTCGGAGCTGTATTCAGCTTGGGAGTCTGGCATGTTCTCTGCGGTCATCACATCGTACCGCTCTGCCAGTTCAAAGTTAAACACCTCGCCGTCACGATCCTTCTCGACGCGAATCGGAAGGATGCGCAGTTCGCGCTGTTCCTGCTTGGTGTAGTTCCACTGCCACATGGTGTCGGCGTGCTCTTTGATACCCTTCGAGTAGCGCAGCTTGTCAGTCGTGTCATCCAACTGAGCCAAGATCACCACCAGGCACTTGCTACCTTCACGGGAAAAGCGCTTGGAGATTGCCGCGATTTCGCTCAACTGGAACCACTGAGACTCGTGGTCCATACCTGCAAGGAGACCGATGTAGTCGATCATCACGATCTGGTAGGCGAACGGCTTAATCATGCGGAAGACGTCGTGGATGCTCACTGCACGCGACGGAGACACGGTGGTGTAGACGATGCCGTGTTTCTTGCCGAAGGCGGTAAACTTCTCGAACGCTTCCTTGACCTTGATCTTGTCGTTGTTGGAGAGCTTGTTCTCCTTGAATTTGTTGAACGATATGCCTGTCAGGTGCGAGGCAAGTCGCCGGGTTTCCTGCTCGTCGTCCATTTCCAGACTGATACGGCAGACCGACTTCTTGGCTTTGCGATACAGGTTCACGCTGAGGTTCATCGCAACAACCGACTTACCACCAGACGTAGTTGCCGAGATAATGAACACGCCGTGTTCTGGCAACCCACCGTTTCGCTTGTCGTACACGACATAGCCTGTTTTGATACGCGGACTGACAACGCGGTTAATCACGTTGTCCACAACCTTCGCACTGGTGTCGTTGGTACCGAAGTTCAGGAAGAACTGATCGTCGGCGAGACTGGCGTTGGCGCGAGCCACAGTCTCCGTCACCTTCGAGAGCAAGGCGTCAATATCAACTTCTGGCTTGTCCAGTTCGTCGAACGTTGCCTTGCTCAGCCCATACAGCGCACGGATTTTGCGGTAGCGTTCAAGAATTTCAATCAGGTTGCCAATCTGTTTCTTGTTCTTGCACGCCTTCGCTTTTCGGACGTTCTTCTTGAGGACGTCTCGCAGGTCTTCGTCGATGGTCGGATCGGCCGCGAGCGAGTTGAGGTCGATAATCTCAAAACGCTTTTTGGCCAACGTGTCGATACGACGAAAGGCAGCTTCTGTTGGAGCGTGGTAGAAGTGCTCTTTCGTCAACTTACCAAGGAGAGTGCTGCGAATGCCTGCAGGAATGGACTCGTCAGTGAGAGTCTTGATGCACCGAATCTCGGTGTCCTGATCGAATAGCAGCGCCATTGCTTATCACTCGTTCTTGACCCAGATCATCAACTCCGGGTATTTCTGTTCGACTGCCGCGACCCAACTCTGCCACTCAGGAGACTCGACTGGGTTGAGGTGTGCGACAACATATTCGTTGGAAGGCTTTTCAGTGCCCTTGTTCTTGCGGGTGTAGCGATTGATCTTGACGGACTTGAACGGCGTCTCCAACGCACGCACAGCAACATCAAAGTCTGCACGCTCTACCTCCATCACCTTCGTCAGCAGAAGGTAACATTGGAAGGACGTAATGTTTGGATTATCCTCAACCAGCTTGTTGATGTTGAGGAACAACAGGCGCTTGTAGCTGTCTTCCAGCTTCGTACGGAAGACGGCAAACGCAGCCTTCTCAAGAGTCCAAGCGTCGATCATTATGCAACGCTCCTGTGTTTAATCAGTTCGGTTCCTACCTTTTGCAGGAACTTGTGCAGTCGATCTTGGCGTACACCGAGGTGATCGGCGAGTGCCACAACGACGTTCTCATGTTTGACCCGCCCGACATAGTCGGTGCAGTCTTCGTCGTGCCGAATTAAATCACGCGCTCTCAGGTAACGAGTGAACCGTGAATCGTCTTGCTCACTAACGATCATGATGGCACGGCGCCGCTTGTTGGACGATCCGTACAGCATAACCACACGCTCGAAGTTTAGCTCCGATATCAGCTTGGAGCTGTCGTGCGCGTTGGCGTCGTTAAGTGTAGCCTCGTAGCTGAAAGCATCCTCACCATCGGCCACGGCGAGTTGATTTTCGGAGACGCATGTGAGCGCGTAGTTCTGACCGCCAAAGCCATCCTTGCCCGCGTTGCTCAATCGACGGCGCCCAGCACTGGTTTTGGAACCAATGATGTTGAGCGCATGATTGGTACACGACGAACGCAGGTAGTTGAGGACATGCGCCTGCGTTTTGATTGTCGGGACCATCAGGTAGTACGTCTTGATTGCCTTGTACAGCAACTCACCGTTGAAATCGGAAAACTCGGTGTTCTCGGCTTTGACCAGGAAGCGCAACTTCCGAAAGGTCTTTTGCCGAATGTGCTTCATCAGGTCAGGGTACATATCGTTGAAGTCACGCTGCGCCTTCTCGACGCTGCCTTCACAAATATCGTCCATCTTGACGGACTTGACCCTTTCCGACTTGCGCATTTCTCGACGGAACCGTCTGACCTCAAAGGCCCGTCGCAACATCACCACGTCGTTCCGCACAATGTCGAAGGCGTGGGCGTAGTGATGGAGATTCGCTTGTGACAACGAATCTTTACAGAGGTTGAGCGCGAAGAACTTCAGGTTCAGGGTGAAGTAGGACTTCTCAATGAGCGCCAGACGGAAGTCTTTGGCACTGATCGCGAGGTCTCGGAACCTGACGTTGTCCTTGAGGAAGTGCTGGTACTGATAAGCATCCGTGACTTGGCACAAATACAAAACAGTCGCTTGTGCTACCAAAATGGCACGATCCGATTCAAGGTCCAACTTGAGGTCATCACGCAAGGCTGCGCACAAACTTTCCATGACTACTCTCCCGAAACGTCAATCTTGAAGTCGGCACCGGAGTCTTTGCGCGGACGGTAACTACGCGCTTGCTTCTCCACGTTCTGGCCAGCCATGACGCCGTTGACCAGATCGACCAGATCGACCTCTTTCTTGCCCTTCTTCCGGGGGAGCTTGTTCTCTTTGAACACCGTGTCGATCGTGGTGATCTGTCCACCAGACGACTCGTTGGTCATGCCCAGCTCATACTCCTCCTCGCAACGGAGTTTCTTACTGAGCAGGCGCTCGGCGTCGGGATCAACCAAGCGACCTTTACGCACCATCTTCACCCGCAGTTCGTTGAACTCTTCAACGGAGAGGATGTGCTGTTCATTGGTTTCGCGGAAGAACGTCAGATTGCACTTGCCGTCTTGTGACGTCAGGCGAATCGCTTCCTTTGTAACGGACATGATACGTGCGATCATAAAGTTGCTGAGGTAGTTGGCACTTGCCGAACCACGGTACCGCACGTAAACCTTCTGGCCAAAATGAAAGCCGGCCTTCCGGGTCTTCTTCTCGTTGTACAGCAGCGATGCCAGATTGCGCAAACCTTCCGTCGGGACTTCTTGAAGGATGGCGATCAAAGCGTCGAATGCGTCACGCTTCATCAGGGGCTTGAGTGGTTCCACGTCAGCGATGAAATGCGGACAGGTGCTGGACGTCATGGTCTTGTCAGCTTTACTGCACACTTCCTTGCTATCCGGAATCAACTTTTCACACTTGAATCCTACGCAATCACCACAGCGGGGTTGGAGGCTCTTTAGCGCCGCTTTGGTTTTTTTGCGTGTCCGAGTTGTCATTTCCATTAAGGTAACCCTTTTTCTTGAGTGTCTCTGCGAGACAGAGCAGCAGGGCCTGGTCCAAATTCCGGAGCCCTGAATCAATCTTGAACAGATGCAGTGCCTTATGCACGTTATCTGGAATGCGCGAACTCAGCATCCACAGCTTACCCTCGACCGAATTCTCGACCGCGGCACTGATGGAGTCCACGAGTAACTTCACGAAGGGTTGCGCGTTAAGTTCTTCCGTTTCATTGGCCCAATAGCTGGTCCGTATCTTCCTTCCTGTTCGACGTTGAGCTACTATCGCCTCAGCATATGCGTGTAGCTGGTTGTGGCATTGAGCGCACAGAGGAATCTGCAAACTGTTCTTACCGCCAAGAGCTTGCGGAATCGTGTGGTGCCAATGCAGTAGTTGAAAGTGCTGGGTGCATATGGTACATGCACCCGACTTGTACTTCGCCTGCTTATTCATCGTCTTTCGCGTTGAACGGCAGGCCCCAAGTCACTTCGGTTGTACGGAAGGCTCTCGCCAGCTGACCACGCTGCCCTTCCGTTACGATCCATGCAAGCCACAGCTTGGGATTGCGGGGATTTGGTACGAAGCGTCCGGACGCCATTGCAAACTTGACGCCACTCTTCTTGTTTACACCTTCCAGCAGCTCCATGATCTTGTCGTTGGCTTCAACGTCATGCTGGTTCTGCTTTGGCCCAGTCTTGCGGGCGATCTTGATGCCGCCACCTGGGAGGCGACGATAGCCGCTGTCCATCCCGAGTTCTTTCCAGTCGAACGCGAGCAGGTATTGGTTTTCAAGGATGGTGTAGTTGTCACCGACGAGCGTTACGTCGAAGCCGGCCCGCTCCAGTTTCTGCGGCTCAATATGCGCACCAAGGTCTGCGAACAGTACGCTCACCGGCATGCGGAAAGCTACGAACGGCAGACCCTTGGTCGACGTGGGCAGATTTTTGATGTACTTGGAGTAGGAGGCTGCGAGCTTCTGAACCTTCGGATCGGCTTTGGTCTCATGCGAATGTTCGCTGGCACGACGTGCCTTAACCTGAGCGATGTGCGATTCGAGCTTCTCGGTGAAATCTGCGAACGGTGACGAGGTGTTGTAACTCTCGACCAGTTCGTTAACAGAGAGGCGGTCTTCCTTGTCTGCATAGATCGTGGCGTTTGCCAGATCGGTAGTGACCCGCAGCATTCTCGTAACGAGCTTGCCGATACCCTCAGGCACTTGGTGCCGAGTGTCAGTACCTACCCGCAGTTGTTTCAGCGCGAACTGAGAATTCTGCAGGGCATTAAGGAGATTGGTGAGCGTCAGCCTGAGCTGGCTCATAGAGAGGGGTGCTTTCTTCTGGCCAGCTTTGATGTTGGCCTCTTTCTTTTGCGGAATGCTCTTGATCAGGTCATCGAGCGCCGCGGCATCTTTGTACAGTTCCACCAGCGTGCGTGGCAGTTCTGATTCGGCATTGCCTTCGTATTGCGCAATGTACTTCTGCATGGTCTTCCCCTATTACCACAGTGACAGATGGATAAATTACTACCCAGCCATCAGGTTGCAGCAGCCAATCGGCCACTGGAATGCAGGGCACCCGAAGATGCCCTGGAATGCGCAAACTAATTGCACGCTGCGCTTACCTCAACTATTTGCGTAACCATTAGATCGCACGCAAGTTGTTGAATCTGCGACATTGTAGCACGTCAGTTTGTACAAGTCAAGCTGGTCAAAAAATGACCAGCTATGACGATCACTCTTCGTCGGCGTCTTCGCTGATGGCAGCACCCTTACGGCTGGTGGTGCTCTCCAACTTGATCGCGGCCTTGAGCATCTTGTAGGCTTCACCGGAACGCACTTGCTTCCGGCACCACTCGTACAGCCTGAATGGTTTGACCTTGAGCTTGGTGCAGCCTTTCTTGATGATCGCAACGTCGCCGTCGATCAACGCCTTGAACTCGACCCAACTCACTGCCTTGCCTTCGAGAGGGCCGGTCAGGAACTTGATCTTCTTGCGGTTGCCGCCGAGCTGGCCAGTCATCTTGAGATACTGGTACGCATCCCAGACTCGGCAGAAGCCCTTGGCGTTACCGTCTTCGTCGCTCACGCAAATGCGTAGCGAGATTTCAGCAGCCTGCGGGCCACCCAGCTTGTTCTTGATCGCCTTGCACTTGAGGTAGCGGTACTTGTCAACGCCATCACCGCTGATGGTGTCTTCTTCCTCGAACTGGCCTTTAGCGTGGGGAACGCTAACGGAAGTCATGCGCAGACGGCAGTCAGAGTAGAAGCGCAACGCTTTACCGCCAGGCTCTTGCTCGCTCGGACCGTACATCGCCATCGGAATATCACGGAGCTGGTTGATACCCAGCACAATGATGCGCTTGGAACGCATTGCACCTTTCACACGCGGCAGGTTAGCTGCGTGCATACGGGCTTGCGAACCCAGCGACTTGTCGCCTTCGTCTTTGTCGTCTGTCTGCTTTGGAACCATCGCAGGGTACGAGTCAACGAGGATGACCGCTTGCGGCATGCCGTTTGGCGCTGGCAGGCGGAACTTGTTCTCGCGACGGAAGAACTCCTTGTCATACTTTCCGGCTAAGGCCTTCTGGTTGATCTTGGTGTTCTCGTAGATGTACCAGAACTTGCCGTTCTCCTGAATCAGATCAGGCAGCAACTTCTCCAGCTTGGCGAGGTAGTTGTAGAAGTCCTCACCGACGCTCGGCGCGTAGTAGCGAACGCGTGGCTGAACGACCCAACCGGTGTCGTCTTTGATGCCGAACACGTTGTCGACCGAGAGGCGCTTGCCGCTATTCATGTAGCGGAAGATGTTCTCAGCGTAGTCAGCCTGGAACGAGCCTTCATAGTCGAACATGGAGCCGACGCCACGGAACTCGTTGTCCGTACTGATCGAACCCATGCAGGTGGTTGCAAGCGTGGACTTACACGACTGCTCACCGCCGAAGAACGTGTACCAACCACCAGGCAGCAAGCCACCAGCGAGGATGGTGTCGATGGTCAGCAAGCCAGTGGACAGTCGATCTTCCGACTCACTCACCGCCATCGACAGGAGACCAAACTTCTTCTCCATGCCGTCGATCGAGGCACTCAGGTGGGCATATGGATCAAAGCCGCCATCGACGACACTGCCCTTCTTCGCCTTCTTGCCTTTCTTTTCCTTCACTGGCGCTTCTGCTTCGGGTGCAGACTTACGCGAGCGGCGACGTTTCCCTTTCTCGGGTGCAACGTCTTCCTTTTTCTTGGCCATTCAAACTCTCCGAAATGGGAACAGGCGCACCGAAGCGCGCCTTGCCGTTACTTATTCGTCGTCATCATCCCAGACGTCTTTCGACTTCTTCTTGGATTTCTTGGCCTTCTTGTCCTTGCCTGAGGACACGCCCGAGGAAGCCTTTTTCTTTTTCGACTTCTTGGGTTCGTCGTCATCCTTCTTGGACTTCTTCACCTTGTCTTTCGACTTGGCTTTCTTGTCCTTGTCTTTGGACGATTTCTTCGACTTCTTGGGCTCGTCGTCGTCGTCATCTTTCTTGGACGACTTCTTGGACGACTTCTTGTCCTTACCCTTCGACTTCTTGGACTTGGACTTTTTCGAGGACGAATCATCGTCGTCGTCGTCATCGTCGTCATCGTCGTCATCGTCGTCATCGTCGGCGAAGGCGGCTTTCGACTTTTTCTTCTTGCCCTCGTCCTTGTCTTTCTTGGACTTCTTGGACTTCTTGCCGTCGTCGTCATCGTCGCCGAGGCTGTAGCCGCTGTCGTCGTCATCGTTCGGTGTGTCACCGCCGACGATTTCCATGCGCTTGAAGTCTTCTGCCGCAGCTTTCGGGTCGAGACGGCCAGTGACGTCGAGCAGTTGCTCGGTCAGCTCGTAGCGCAGATAGGCCTTCTCTTCTTTGGTGAGCGGAGTGCGCTCGTCCTTGTCGCAGGAATACTTGTCGGAACCAGCACCCTTCGGCTTGAACTTGATGCGAACGTCGATACCGTACTTCTCGTGGGTAACGTCGAACGCCTTCTTCTTGCCGGACTCTTTGTCCTTGACCATGTTGCCTTCGCCCAGCTCTTGGATACGAGCGGCGACGGTGGACGTGATACGGCAGACTCTGACCGGGGTCCAGGACTTGGAGCGCGGGTCTTTGAAGCCCGTCTTCTTCTCGCCCTTGGTGTGCTCGGACTTCTTGCGTGGTTCGTCTTCCTGGATTTCACGAACAATCGCTTCGGCCAGGTAGAAGAACTCGTAACGCGCAGTCGCACCGGACTGGTCGTTGCCGTGAGTCAGGTCGCAGTACGGGCAGTGGACAGGAATCATCTTGTCCTTCTGCGATTTCTTCGAGCTACCCTTCTTGTAGTTCGGGTTCTCGACCATGCGCGGGACTTTTTCGTCGTTCGGGTTGAACGCGATGCAGTAGCGCGGGATGGTGACGGTCTTCTTCTCTTTGCCACCGATGATCTTGATCCAGTGACGCTTGACTGGGAGAATCTTGCCCGGGAGGAAGCGGACTTGCGACCATTCGTCAGCAGGCCACTTGTGGAGGTCGATAACTTCTTCCAGCTTGACCGAATCCTTGTTTCCCGTGCGTGGTTGGAGACTTCCAAATCCACTCATGTTAGTTGACTCCTGGTTTGAACATATTGGACATTAACAGTTTTCCTCAAGCGTGTGGGCGCGCATCAGCTCGCGTTCCTCGCGTGTGAAGAACTCCCCGATATCGAGGGTCAACCGCGCGACACCATTGCGGTCAACCTCTTTCGCAAGTAGCTGTACAAGCTGCTGCGACTCAAGCCTGTCGAAGTCGTCATCCATATGATGGCCGTCTGAGAGCGATGCGTAGAGGTTCCGCTCGTCATCTTCGCCAGGCTTTTTCAGCGCATCCAGAGAGACACTGAAATTAACCTCGGTGCTGCGCCCTTCTGCGAGCTTCCGCTTCTGGGATTGCGGCACCGTATACGCTACACCGTATTCGTGGTCCGAACTGCACGTCTGGGCATTGAGCACCCACCAGTTGATGTACGTGGTGAGCGCACCCTTGGACGAATCGTACTTGTCCAGAGCAACTACCATGGCCTTGAGGATCGACTGCTTCAGGTCATGGAAGTCCAGTTGATTGTTCTGCGTCTGCGTGATGCGGGCCTTGGCCTGCGTACTGCTGTGGCGCAGATAGTTGTCTAGCGTCGCTGAACGGAACGCATAGAACTTGTTTAGGTACGCCGACGCTTGGGTGACCATGCGATACATGTCGGCGCGCTTATCACAACCAGACCCGATGTACGCCATGTTATCCACAGCCGCCTTGTTCTCGGCATTCGGCTCGATCAGGAACCGATGGTACGTCGGCAGAAAGTCTTGGTTGAGCTCCAAGAAGCGCTTGATGAAGCAATGGATGAACGAGCGCTCGATGCGGCACTCACGGAACGTCTTGAACTTGTAGGCTGGGTCTGGATGGGTCAACACCGTGGCCAGACTCTCTACCAGTTCTTCCCGTGGTACCGACGACAGCTTGCGCTTCCTGTTCCGAGTGACAATCGACAGGACGTAGGAGACCTGTGAGTCAAACACGTTCGAGTACAGCATGATAGGCTCAAGCGCCTTGTAGAGCAGCATATCCATGACCTTCTGGATTTGTTCTCCAGTAAGGTTCTTGTCCATGTTACACCTTGAGGGTGAGTTTCAGTACGTCGAGTGACACATCTTCGTAGGCTTCTTCCAGCGTTGCGACCATTTGCTTGAACGGCCAGTGGTGCACGGATTGCGTAGACCAGCGCTCAGTGCTACCGTATGGCTTGGGCAACCTGAGCATGCCTGTCTTCTCCAGCTTGGCATAATTGGCCATGAGCCAGTCGCCGAAGATCAACACGCGGGCAGCTTCGTCCGCAGTGTCACGGTTCATCTGCTCGGCTGTCTCAGCGTTACGCCGCTCTTGCTGATAATCCCGAGTGAGTTCGTCCTGACGCTTCTTGGCGGCTTCCAGCTCCTCAGACAACGTACCGACACGCGCAGTCAGCTTGACGTTGGAGGAGTTCAGTTCGTCAACCATTGACGCAGACTTCTCAGCTTCGGCCTTGAGTTCACCTTGCAGTCTGGCGACGGTGAGGCGCTGCTCCGCGATGGTGCGATAGTTGGCGTCGAGGCATGCCGCTTGCTGTTCGATCTTGGCAGCGCGTGCGTGTAGTTCAATCTCGCTCATAGGCGGACTCCTAGAATTTGGTTTCGGCGAAGGCGCGCTTCAATCGCGAGGCGTGCTGATATGTTGGATCGTCAGCGAGCTTGCGCAGCGCGGTCAGCGGCAGTTCATCGGTGCGCATGACATACTGGTGCGTCAGGTTCCCGTGAGAGAACCCATGCTGCAAGCACCAGAGGCCTTGGTGATCCGAGTCAGGCTTGCCGTAGATTGACAGCGCGTCGGCAGCTGTGGTGACCATGACGATCTTGTTGAGTTCACCTTGCGGCGCTTTCACAACGAGCAGGACGTCGAGACCAGCGGGCCAGAATGGAGCGAAGCGAACGTACTGGTGTGCGGTGTTGTCGAGGATCAGCATCGGGTTGTCCATGTTACCACCGTTTCTTCCCTCGACCACCGCGACCGATATTGCGATAGCCTTCTTGGATGAGAGCGCCCTTCTCACCTCGCAGTCTATCGTTTGGAAGCTGCAGGGTGCGTGCGTCGATTTTCTGGAGTGCTTCAAACATCGGGCTTTCGTTGTACCCGTTGAGCCGTGCCTGCATCGTCTCGACAGTCTCTGGGGAGAGTTCGTCCGACGGCGTATAGCGCGCAGTCTCAGGGAACAAGCCACAGCAGAACTCGATGCACTCTTGGTGCTTGTCTACCTTCTGCGCAGCGTAGTCTCGCATTGCCTCGAACAGGCACTCCTTGGAAGAGAAGAACACACGCACCTTGAAGCTGCCTTTCATCAGGGCATGGTACGCGAGGTAGCTCGACGGCCAGGTGTCTTTGCACGGTGGCTTGAACTTGTCGTGCCACTCACGGAGCGAGTTGAGCTCCACAACCTTGTCGGTGTACTCGCAGCCTTCGTAAGTGCGACCGAATATCACGGCACCCTCGAAGTTGTACGTGCTCAGGTACGGACCGTAGACGATGTTGTTGTGGGAAACGTCCAGCATGATTCCGGTCGAGTGTGTCATAGGTCATTCTCCACGACAATCTTGGCGAGCGCAATAATGTGCTTGCAGCAACCCGGCAGCAACATCGGGTTGGTCATGTTGGGTGCTTCGCCGTTCGAGTAGATCAGACGGCTGGCGCCAACCGAGGCGTTCGCATACTCGAAGACGTACACGAAGTTCTCACAGGTACACTGGACCAACACCTTCTTGTGGCGATTGACGGGCAGCGTCGGATCATCGCCCATGCCAATGATGTAGGTTTCGTGAACGCGACGAACCCGCAGCTTTCGCCACGGGTCGTTGGTTACCATGTGCCCCATAATCACTGGGCGAGCAGTCTTGGTCTTCTTGCGCTCTACCTTCTTCGCCTCAACATCGACGGCGTTGTTGATGAAGAGGCGCGGAGTTGAACGAATCAATTGGCGCAGAGTCATACCGCGCTTGGTAGCGGCAGTCTCGGGCAGTTGGCGAACTGGCATCGCTTCGAGGCGCTTGAGCCGATACGGCATGCCCTTGGCTAGGCGTTCTTTACCTGATCGCTTCGACGTGTGAATCACCGCCTTGTGATCTTTCATCCGCTCTTTGGTTTTCTCAGCGGTACGCTTGGCTTCGGACTTGCGACCACTGGTGTTCTTGCGACTCTTCGCCAGTGGCTTGTATGGTTTCTTCGCCATGTTCGACTCCTACTTTTTCTTGCGCTTGGGCTTCGCCTTTGGCTTGGCAGCAACCGCAGCCTGTGCTGATTCAAGGTGCTGCGCGTTCACCTCGATCTTAGTGTTCTCAGGCGGCTTGCCGTTGAACTTCTTGCGCGACGCTGGTGCTTTGGTGCTGGCGAAGTATCGTTCGGCAACGCTGATGCACTGCTTACGGAGCAGCGTGTTGACCGTGATTTCCTGGGAGAATACCCAGGTGTCAATCTCACGCACGGTACCGCCGACGAACTTGGTAACGATGTGATCGTACAGGGTGGCGCCTTCATAGCGCGTCTCCTCAAGTTCCTCGACTGTCATCACAATGCAGCAGGTGCTCAGATCGGTAATGTCTGCGGCAATAAGCGACTCACGGATGTCCGTGTAGTCTGTTGGACCTTCGTAGGTTGCAAGGCCGCGATACACCGTCTCGACAACATCGTCACCGTCTTGCTCGCGTGTGGCGAAACGTGCCTGCCCTGTGGAAAGCATATCAAACAGCACGGCATCAGGAATCCAAACACGCGCATCGAAGAACCGTTTGAGCTCCATGCGGTGGTTGATCGAAAACTCCTTGCGCATGAAGATGTGGAGGAGCGTGCCGTCAAAGTGCACCAGCTTGATGTAGCTGTTGAAGATCGAGGTCATCGCCGACAGCGTCATCTGGTAGGCATGCACCTTGGTGCCTTCGTAGATCGCAAACTCCTCTTGACCCTTAGCGGCAAGCTTGGCCTCTGCTTCTGCCATAGCCGCGTCTGGAAGTTTCAACTCCCATCTAAGGCTTGCGTCGGCTGGCTTCGACAATTCGTTGGTAGCGTGTTGCATTTTCGATAATCCCCATTATCTGAGCGTCTGGTCGTGCTTCCCGCAGCACGTCGAGCAGGATACAGGACGTGTCCAGTATGCGTGCGTCGTCGGCAATGTCGAGCCCATCAAAGAAGCCGGCTGCTTCTGACAGGCGGAAGCGTGGTAGTGGTCCAGTATTCAGACCGACAACCATCTTATAGACCTTGTCTTGTTCCAAGTTTGGCTGCTTTGCCCACAGGGGCTCAGCCTTAATCATCACTGGTGCGAAGCGTGTGTGCACCTCGAAGCCGTGAAGTTTCGCTTGATAGATTGCACTGGCGGCGTGGTCACAATCGACGATGAAGACGGCCTTCCCGTCGGGCTTGAGCAGCCGCTGGATGTGCTCGAAGATTTCCATGCGCGAGTGCGACCAACCTCGTGGAGACAGTTGTTGTTGCACAGAGAACAGGTCAGCTTCGGGATAGGCAAACACCAAGTCCACCTTGCGCTTGAGACGCGGTAGGACGTCGTACAAGTTGTGGTGAATGATCTTGGTGTTCTTACCTTCAATCTGGCGAGGGCGTTCGACCCGCCAACTGGTACGGGCGACTACCCAGCCATTGTGTTGCGCACACCGTGAAATGATCGACACGTCATCTGCGACATAGCAGCCACAGCTGTAGAAGTTGCGCACTGGCCACCCGTCCATTTAAGTCAACGTCGCCTCGTCATCGGAAATGTCTCGGTCATCGGTGTTGATGCCAGCACTGGCCACCTGATGCGGAGTCATTATGTGAGGAGGGTTTTCTTTGGCAATGTCTGCAGGGTAAGGGTGCGGTGCGCCCTTGGTGTACGCCAGCATTGCATCGACAAACTTACCGAACGCTGCGATGGTCTCTGGGCTGATGGTGTTCATCGCCTTAATCTCCATCCAGTTCGCGTCGGTCAGTGCGAAGCCGTAGCTTAGCGTCGTGATTTCAAACGAGGCGATGAACATATACACGCCGCCACGCGGGTCATCGAAGCGGACGACGGTATATGTGGAGCTGCGCAGGTCTTCAATTTGGACCTTCAATTCGAGAGCTTGCGCTATTGTCTCCTGATAGCTTTGCATCGGCGACTTCCCGTAGGTTGGTAATGGATTTCACGTGGCTGGCACCGTAACCTTCGATCAGCGTTCGCGGATACTGCACGTCTTGCAGGACGTTTACAGATACCGATAGCTTCTCAATGGGCAGGTTGAGTTCTGCGGCAAGCGCGTTACAGAGACTGATGCGGGTAGGCATCTTGTCGGCTTCCCGTTGTGTGCCAACTTTGAGGATAGCGTCAGCATACGGGTTGGCGTAGATGTTGCGCATCAGGTCGCTGCTACTACCGTCGAACGTCAAGGCCCAGACGTGCTCGAAGGCGTACTCCAGCGGCTGAACGGCTTGAGCACCATACACCGGATTGTCGAATATGAGGAGTTTATTTTGCTCGATGTAGTCGATCAGGGATTGAATGTATTCCCGTTCGACACGTGCCATGTCAAGGCATGGTTGAGCAATGATGAAGCGGGCCCGTGTTTCCAGCAGGCTGGCTTCTGCGCGGCGCGAGTTCGCCTTGAGTTCGTTACCCTTGGAGAACGCGAGTTCTGTGGTCTTCGCGTCAATGACCTTAGCTTGTGCGCGTCGGGTCTCGGCGAAGGCAGATGCGATGGCGAAGTCACGGTCTTCCCGCAACTCGGTGAGCAGTCGATAGGCTTCATCAATGGTGAATGACTGCCCGAAGGTGATGGCGTAAATCTGGTATAGGGAGTGCTTCCAGTTCATCGGTGAAAACTCCAGAAACGAAAAAAGCGCGCTCAACCCGAAGATTGACAGCGCGCTTTTAGAAGTGCCCAGGATTATCCCGAGCACTCAGGCCGAATGCCGAGGATCAGTCGAGGTCGTCGAAGTCGTCGTCCAGGTCGTCGTCTTTGGCCTTGGACTTCTTGCCGCCTTTGTCTTTCTTGGCTTTCTTGCCTTCGCCCTTGTCTTTCGACTTGGACTTCTTGTCGCCTTTGCCTTCGGCTTTGGCGGCTTTCTTGTCGGCTTTCTTGTCGGCCTTTTTCTCGGACTTCGACTTCTTGCCTTCTTTCTCGGCTTTGTCAGCCTTCACTTTCTTGCCGCCCTTTTCAGCCTTGTCGGCTTTCTTGGACTTGGCGCCCTTTTCGGCTTTCTCGCCCTTGTCTTTCGACTTGGACTTCTTGTCGCCCTTTTCAGCCTTGTCGGCTTTCTTGGACTTGGCGCCCTTTTCGGCTTTCTCGCCCTTTTCTTTCTTGGCTTTCTTGCCTTCGCCTTTTTCGGCTTTGGCTTTCTTGCCGCCCTTCTCGGACTTCGACTTCGCCGGAGCAGCTTCGCCGCCTTCCAGCTTCTCGACGACCTTGATCTGAGCCTGGGTGGCTTTCAGACCTTCCTGAGCTTGCTTCAGGGCTTTTTCGAGCGAAGCAACGGTGCCCTTGGCAGCACGTTCTTCTTTACGCAGGCGGGAGACTTCCTGCTTCTTGTTGATGGAGACGTCGTTCTTGGCCATGCCAGTAATTCCTGTTCGAATGGGGATTAGACCGCGAATTCTTATCGGGGTCGAATTGCGTTTTCAGCATACAATGAATTAGTATGCGCAAACTTGTGACGCACGAGGGCGATTACTCACCCTCGCTTGAAACGGTGCGGCCGCTCGCTTATGCAGCTAGGCAGGCTAGGCCGCGCGCCGATGGTGAGGCCGAATCAGTCGAAGTCTTCTTCGTCGTCATCGTCGTCATCGTCGTCGTCATCGTCGGAGTCGTCGTCATCGTCGTCGTCGTCGTCCGAGTCATCGTCGTCGTCATCGTCGTCCGAATCATCGTCATCATCATCCGAATCGTCGTCGTCATCATCATCGTCGTCGTCCGAGTCGTCGTCGTCATCGTCCGAATCGTCGTCGTCATCGTCGTCGTCATCCGAATCATCATCATCGGAATCGTCGTCGTCATCGTCGTCGTCGTCGGAGTCGTCGTCTTCCGAGTCGTCGTCATCGTCGTCCGAATCGTCGTCATCGTCGTCCGAATCTTCCGGAACGGTCGAACCCACCACTGCGATGGCATCGTCGATGCTTTCGACGCCGGCTTCCTTCATTTCCTGCAGGAGAGCCAGCAGTGCGACAGCCAGGCCAGCGGTCAGCATTTCTGCGGAGAACGCTGGGGCTTTCGCTTTCTTCGACTTCGATTTCTTAGCCATGTTTGACTCCAGATTGTTTGTCAGGTTTGATGCAATGAGATTTTACAGTTTGCAGCAGTGTCGCTGCTTTCACAACGACACTTTACAGATTTGCCTTACGGCCGATCAGCTGGGCTTAGTCGTCCAGGTCGTCGTCATCGTCGAGGTCATCATCCTCGTCTTTGGCTTTCTTCGACTTCTTGGACTTCTTGCCGGACTTCTCAGCCTTGTCGGCTTTCTTGTCCTTCTTGGACTTCTTGCCTTCGCCTTTCTCGGCACCGGCTTCGTCTTCGGCCACGACGGTAATGCGAACACCGTCATGTTGATACAGCTTCACAGTTTCACCACCAGCGGTCTGGATGGTCATGACGCCCTTGCTGTCGTCGGTCAGCTTACCGACAACTTCGCGGATCGGCACTTCGCGGATCACGGTGACGGAAGAGACTTCACCGACGGCACCGAAGACTTCGATCACTTCGCTGCGGTGGAAGCGGCTGACGACCATGCGTTGCGAAGCGCTGGTACGCTTGTGACGCAGGACGACGGTGTCACCGCTGTCTTGCACCAGGAAGCCGCCGATTTCAACGGCTTGCTTGGCGAGGACGGTGAAGGTGAACATCGCGCTTTTGACCTTGAAGCTGGTCTTGGCGCTGATGTTCTTCAGGCGCTTGGCGATCTTGTCGCTACGGGTCAGACGGTTCGCGGTGTTGCGCGCCTTCTTCTCTTTCTTCTCTTTCTTTGCCATGTTTGATTACTCACCATCTTTTTCGAGGTTGAAGGCAACGAGGAAATCGCCACCGTTGAACAGGTTGTCTGCGTACTCGTCAGCATCGAAGCCTTGGATGCCGAAGAAGTCGCCGCCTTCTGCGACGTTGCGGAAGCTGAGGACGCTGGCTTCTGGATCGGTTTCGCGAATCCAGTTGAAGCAGGCGGCCACTGGCTCGTCGATCAGGTCCTGCGAGTTGAAGCCCGCGTAGATCGTGGTCGGCATGCCGGCCTTGATACCAGCGTTCTCCAGGTACTTCATGTGTTTCTTGATGACCTGCTCGAACTTGTTGCTTTCCTCGCGGATCAGCAGCGGGATGCGCAGGTGTACGATGAACTTCACAGTTACCGTAACGTTGCGCACCGCCGCGTCGGCATCATCGTCATCCAGCTGCGGTTGGACCAGAGCACGGACGCGAACGTAGTTGCGAGCGTCGAGCAGTTCGCCTTCTTCTTCGCCTTCTTCAGGCGCCAGCTCCAGCACCGGAGTGCCTTCGTAGACCGGGAAGTTTGCGAACAGGGTGTTCTCGGCGACCTTGATGTACTCGGCCACCAGGGTGTTCAGGATGGTGCCACCGCCGTCGGCGCTGACCACGATGCGCTCTTCGCCGTTGAGCAGTTGACCCAGGACCTTGACGAACTCGGCCAGAGGCTTGCGCAGTACGCCGATGCGGTGGCTGCGTTCGTTCAGGCTCGACAGCGGCTGGATCACGTTGAACTTCTGGTCGTCCAGCTCGTAGCTGTTCAGCTCGATCAGCTTCTTGTGGACTTCGTCGTTGAACAGGTTGACCACGAAGTTCAGCTCGGGCTTCACGGTCAGGCGCACCAGGCCTTCGATGCCAGCGCTTTCGCGCAGGAGTTGCTCGAAGCTGCGAGGTGCAAACTCTTCTTCCAGATCGACGCCGTCATCGACGTTTGCAGCCAGGTTGGTCTCGCCAACGGTTTGTGCGGCGCGATCAACTGGCAGGCCGGCAGTGTTGCCTTCGTCTACTGGCTTGGCGCTGGATGCGAGTTGTTGCTGTTGACGTTCGCCGTCACCGATAATGTCGTTCACGATTTGACTCCTTTAACCTTCGAATAAGAGAAGCAACGCTTGATGTTCACACTTTTGGGACTTGGTCGAATGTTCAACCCAGTCACCGTGTACTGATCGTCGAATGCCCGCTCGAACTGAGCAATGATATTATCAAGTCCAGAAAGAGCTTTGTCCTCAGTGTATTCCACACCCAGGAAATCGACTACAGGATGGTGCAGTGTACGGAAGCCCAACGACTGGAGGTGAACCTTTTCTTTCACCAGAAGCTGTGGTGCCATGAGCTTGCCATTCTGGTAAACAAAGATGCCGGAAGCCACGAATCGCAAGTAGTGCTCGGGGAACCGCCGGGAGTATGCTTCCTGTTCGGCTGCAATCTCGGCGGCGCTGTTCTCGATGCGTTGCTCTAGCTTTTGTTTACGCTTTTGGTACTTGGCCAGTTCCGACGCATAACGCTTCGGGTTGGCCTCATACTTGACGAGCTTTTTAAGGACCTCATTCAACTTCTCCCGCAGTTCAATGACCACATGATCGAAGTCGGTGCTGCGAGGATCCTTTACACTCTCCAGATACCTGTGCATCAGCGCACTGACGGTGTTGCAGTCAGGGAAGTGTTCGCGCAGCAAATCGCGCTTCTGCTTCGGGATGACCAGGGTACCTTGAACCACATACAACTTGGCGGACTCGCCGAACGGCGCATAGTTCGTGATGATCTTGCGCGAGCCGTGCATGCCCAGCTCAAGCGGCACTCCCAGCTGGTTTAGTTCGTCGATGGTGTAGATGATCCGTTCACCCAGATGGAGGAACCCACCATACAGAAAAGCGTGGAACGAATCACCGACCTTGTACGCACGATACACCAGGTTGATGCGAACACCTGCAAGGCGCGGAGTGATGATGCAACCACTCGGCAACGGTTGGTCGGTGTATTTCTGTTGCGTGTTGCACTTGCGCATGACCTCGTCAATCGTCTTCTCGACGGCGTTCGGCCACACGAAGTCTTTACGGGCCGTCGACTTGGCGGCTTCGTAGTCAAGCTTTAGAGCAGCAATGGCTGCGGCGTAAGTCGTGCTCGGCGCAGGCTGCATCATGGCGAAGCAGGCCCAAGCCTCCGCCTTGATCAGGGATTGGCTCAGACCGAAGCCTGATGCGTACATCATACCCACGGTGTTCATGTCCGGCAAGTTGCCGTTGATGGCACCGAGAACTATTTGCCGCAGCGCTGTGGTGTGTAGCGCAGGCACAATGTCAATCTCCGAATCGCCCATGCGGCCGTGATACGTGAACCTCATGTGGTCCATCGTGCCACGGTTTGTTGCAACGGTCAGCAGTGAGCGGCCGTACAGGTTGTTGAGGACAGCGTTGAGTGCATCTGCGTTCATACTTCGTACCTCCTGAGCACAGTTCACACTTTCTCGCCGAACAAGCCTTTGAGCTTTGCAGCGCCCATACGGTCCAGCAGGTCCGGTGCGTCAGCAGCCACCTTACCGGCGGCAACCATCTCGGCGTGCGCATCGACAAACGGTTCACAGAAAATCTCAACCACCGTCTGGGCGTTGTCGTCGTGCTCTACATCATCGCCGTATTGGACGACCAGCACACCGTTAACGCCGGACGTCACGGCCGGAATGGCAACCAGCGAGTGTACGCCAATCACCGCGTTCAGTTCCGCAAACTTGTCGATCACCGCATCGTCTGTGGCATCGAGGTCGTCCATGGCCGGATCGAGGTTGAGCATTTCATACGGCATCACGGCGAACGGTGTTTCGGAGTCCGCCATAATCATTCGGAGGTGCTTAATCATGTTCTTGTACTCAGTGAGTTAGGCTTTGCCAGTGAGTTCGTCGTTCCACGACTGGGCAATAATGTCGGTGAGCGTTTGCTCCGTCGGACGGATCGCGTTTGTTCGCACCATCGCGTTTACGGCGTGATGGCGCAGTTGGGTATTCAACTCGGAGAGCGTGATTTGCAGGTGACGCTCAACCATGAAGAGGATACGACGCAGTGCCTCACTGTCGCGATCCCCAACAGGTTCGTCATTGTGGTACACGACCGCTGCACCTTGCTTGGTGTGGATAATCACCAGATAGTGATCTTCCTTCAAACCGGTAGGGCGGTAGGCAACAAACTCAACAGGCGTGTGCCGTACGTGAATACCAATCGAACGCACCAGCTCTACAAGGCCGGAGTTGAACTCTTGGTGAACCTTCACACCCAGCTCAGGAACGACGGACAGTTCAAACAGCATTTTGATGGCAGACAGCATACGGCACCTTCATGTTAGTGGTTGGGGCCCGAAGACCCCGGTGGTGTTAGTCGTCGGAGTCGTCGTCTTCAACGATTTCCATGCGCGCAGCATCGGCAATGGACTTGCTGCGGAACTTGTTGTTGCTGAGGTTGAGCAGCTTGACCTCTTCTTCTTCCTCGTCGTAACCGACCAGCAGGAACTCGGTGTCGTCACCCTTGGCGGTCAGGCGAGTTTGACCTGGGACCATGTCGTCGCCGAACTTTTCTTCGATTTCGTCGCTGGCCAGGTAGGCTTCAACAAACCCGCGCACCTTGTCGGCGTTGAGCTTCGGCGCGATTTCGGTGATGGCTTCGACCATGTCGTCAACGGACACGTCACCATCATCGTCATCGGTGTCATCCGAATCATCGTCATCGTCCGAGTCGTCGTCATCGTCGTCAAGGTCGGTATCGGTATCATCGTCCGCCTCGTCGTCGTCAATGTCATCGTCCGAGTCGTCATCGTCATCGGTGTCGTCATCGTCGTCCGAATCATCATCCGAGTCGTCGTCTTCCTCGGGAAGTTCAACGCCCGCCTTCTCGGCAGCTTCACGGATGGTATCGTCGTCGTTGTCGTCGTCTTCACGGATGAGGGCGATAACAGCATCGAGGTCCATCGACTTCTTGGTGGTGAGGCCGAGCTTACGTGCAATCTTCTTGGCGTCAGCAACATCCAGCTCGCCGAGAAGTTCGTCAGTCACGGCCTGGTCATCTGCATCATCGTCGTCCAGGTCGTCGTCATCCAGCTGGTCGTCATCCTCGTCATCAGGAGCAACGTCGGTGGATTCGCGGTGATCGCGGATGTACGCCTTGATTTCTTTCGCCGACTTCGCAGCCGACATGAAGGTCAGATTGATGGTGGCGCTGTCGTCGTTGAAGCGTGCACCTACGGCAACGGGCACGACGTTGTAGGTACCGTGCGTGGCGAGTGCAGGGCCTACGTATTCGAGAATCTCCTGAGCCAGGCGCTCGGCGATGGCCTGCTCGAAGCTCGTAAACATTTTCTTTTTCTTGGCCTTGGCCGGAGAGCCTGCATCGTCTTCGTCACGGCTCACCTTGCGAGCGCGTTTGTTTGTGGCCGGCTCGTCATCGTCGTCCTTCTTGTTGCGATTGCGCGCACGGGTGGACGTTGGCTTGCCGCCATTCTCGGCCGCTTCACGTTCACGACGTTCACGGCGACGGCGTTGACGTGGCGACTCGGTCGGAGTGTCGTCGTCCTCGTCCTTCTTGTTGCGGCTACGGGCGCGAGTGCTGGCAGGCTTCGCTTCGGCCTTGTCCGCTTTCTTCTTGCCTTTCTTTGGAGTGTCGTAGAAGAAGCCAGGACCGCGTTTGTAGATGCCATCCATGTGCGCTTCTGCGCCTTCTTCGGTCAGCACGGTACCAGCCTTCAACGCAACCTTGGCGACACGGTGGCGCACGCCGTCGATGGTGATGCGCTTACCTTCCATGCCTTTCAGATCGTCTTTGGTGATTGCCATGTTTGAGTCCTCTCTAACCTAACCTAAGTTGGTAACCAATGTCTTGTGAGCTACATGCTGCACACGCAGCCAGTTTAAACGGTTTACAGTGTTTGCGCAAGGCGCCTTAGAACATCGTTGCAGACAGCTCGGGCAACGGTTTCTGGATGGCGATCAGCGTATGGGTGATCGCATCAACCACGTTCTTCGGCATTCCAGCATTCTGCTTGGTGGCTTGTCCAGCGTAGGCAGTGAAGCCTTTCCAGAAGTCGCCAAACTCCTCGGCACGGAAAGCGCGCCAGTCAGTGATGTGCGGAAGGATCGCACGTTCCGATCTGGCCTCGACACCGGGCTTCTGGCTACCGAAGCTCTTGCGCAGCTTGATCGTCTTGTGGCCTGCATCAACCATTTCGCGCACCTCGTCGAAGACGCCAGCAGGTACCTGAATGATTGCGCAGCGTGGCTTGTTGTGTTGCATGTGGAGCACAGGCATTGCTACGGCGCAGTGCTTGTTGTCGTCGACCTGAAAGGCATCGACGGCGTTTGCACCAAGGGCAACAGGCAGGTAGATTTTCTTCTCCTGACTGCGCACCCAGATGGTGTTCTTGAGAACCACGGTGTTGGCGTCGAGGTCGAGCGCGAACAGTGGAACGAATTCGCCAGCGTGCTCACCCTTCACCATGTGGTTCAGGTAGAACGGCAGGTCACGCAGGAACTGCGGAATCTGGTGATCGACCGCATCACCGTGATCGTTGATGGTGAAGAACCCACGATCGTCCAGCAGCAGCACCTTGGCGCGGGACAGCAGAGCATACGCAAACACCGTGCTGCCGCTGAGGCGGCTCATGGCGTATAGGGCTTCGACGATCAGCGCCAGCTCGCTGAATGTCAGTCGGCCGCGAGCGACGAACTGGTCGATCTGCTTGTTGGCATATTGAAGGGCATTGGTAGTGCTTTCGGTTTGGCTAGCACGTTGAACGTTCATGTTTGAAGTCTCACAGTTTACGACCGAGTTCGGCCGGATTGGTATCGTCAGTTATGTACATTACAGGGCCCTTGTTGTATGCAGGGGCCAGCCGCTTCCGCTTCCTGTCTTTCTCCTCCTGAGCAGCCGCTTCTCTGGCAGCCATTTCAGGGTTCTCCGAATAGTCTACGGGCTTGTTGGCCTTCTGCGCGCCGGCTGTACTCGCAGAGGGTAGGGTCCGAAAGCCTGTAGTGTCTTCGTATTGCAATGTCGGAAGGGCGTTGACTGCTAACTTACGCTTATCCGATTTCCCACGACCTTTGAGGAGTTTGCTTACGGCAGCTTGCTCCTCTAGGGCTTTACGTCGCTTTTCCACTTGCTGCTTTTTCGTCAGGCGTTGCTTAGTCATGACCTTCTTCTGCCAGAATGGTTTGTACGCAGGCGGGAGCGATGGCTCGACCGCACTTGGCGCGGTAACGGCGCTCGGTGTCCTTGCTCAGGACGACGATTGTTTGCGCCTTGTCTAGGTACTTGGGCGTGTGCTTCCCATCAACTGCGATGGTGCCCCATGTCAGGTTGCCCTCGACCGAAGAGTTCTTCGGGAGCGGCAGGTTTTGTTCGAGCGTCAACCTCGCCATGTCGGCGCTGTCGATGGAAATCAGGTAAGAGTCAGCCATGACCGGCGTGGCTACAACGGCTAATGCAATAATGAGGTTGCGCACAATTCAGTTCCTTGAAATGGCTAACGGACCCGAAGGTCCGTTAGTTTGACGTTTTGTTTGGCAATTACCGACCGCGAGTGCGATTCAGCTTGGCCATACCAGGATCGTCGCTCAGCGAAATACTGAGGGTGCGACGTGGCTCGGGCTTGGCGTGCGTGATCTTACGCACTTTCGGCACGGCACCTTGAGGTACCTGGCCCGTGCTCTGTCGAAGGGACCGCTCCAGCAGCATGATTTGATGCGCCAGTTCGTTTGTCTCCGTATCTTCAACGAGGTCCACGTCTTTCATGTTTGAATCCCCAGGTGACGGTCAGTTACGCGGCTTTGGCCTTGGTTGCTGGCTTCTTGGCGTTATCAGCCTTGGCCTTGACTGGGGCTTTCACGGCAGGCTTGGCCGCTGGCTTGGCGGCTTTGGCCGGAGCTTTGGCTGCTGGCTTGGTAGCAGGCTTGGCCAGCTTGGCGGCAGCGCGCTGTTCGGCACGGGTAGGCTTCTTGGCGACTGGCTTGCTCTCGGTCTTGGTGCCACGAGCGTTGGTCGGTGCTTTGACGGCCGGCACTTTCTTGGTCGCTGCGGTAGCGGAGTTCAGAGCGTTGGTCGCGGCGGCGGCCTTCTTGAGGGCAGCTTCGGCTTTCTCGCTTGCGGTGTTCAGTTCAGCCAGAGCAGCAGTCAGCTTGGCTTCAAGGGTAACGACGGTCTTCGAGGCCTTGGTAACGCCACGGCTGGCGGCGGTCAGTTCGGTGCGAGCTTGTTTGGCCTGAGCTTGGGCGGCGACGATTTTTGCGGTCATGTTCGGTAGTTCCTGTTTGATTTGGATACGTGTACGGATTGCACACACCGAAGGGCTCCTGCGCGAAGCCCTTGAGTTTGAACAATCAGGCGACCAGTGCCGCGGTTGCAAACTTCACCCGTGCAGAGAACGCGAGGCTTACCAGCGATACGTCGGCCAGCGGCGCGTCGTAGTCGTCTGCAAACTCCGCCAGCTTGTACTCACGCACGGTGTCGCCGTACTTGGCGGTCAGCGTGTCGGTCTTGTGGTTGAGCGACAGGTGGATGTTGTTCAGGTTGAAAGCGGAATGAGTGGTCATGTTCGTATTCTCTTGAGTGTGATTAGGCGATGGTTTCAGCGGCGGAGCGTAGCTGGGCGATGAACTTCTCCCGAGCGCGGACAATCAACAGGTCACGGGTTTCATACGCCGTTGGCTGTGCCTTCATTTCCGCGAGTGTCACCAGATGCGCAAACATATACGTGGCAGTGAGTGCGCCGAATGAGCAACGCACCACGCCCGATTGACTGTCCATTGTCGTGTTAACTTTTGACATCCACTAACCTCAACTAAGTCCGTAACCAATATGCTCGAAGCATCGTCTTGCTTCGTGCGTCCATTATAGCACACTCAGAAAGCGGTTACTAGGCCGTTAACGGTTACGCTCTTAGTTCAGGAATCGAGCGTACTGGCCTATGGTGTTCTCAATCTGTCGTGCTTCTAATGCTTTACAGATGATGTGCACCGCGTTCAAGTCCGGCTCGCCGATTGCCAACTTCGCAATGTCGTAGTCGATGATCTTCTGGTGGATGGTCACCAGTCGGCGCGTCAGTCTGAATTGCTTGCGTGCGGCCTCGAAGTTTGCGGCCTGCGTCTTATTGAGCACGCGGATATCGGCGTCTTCAATGCGATCCGCGGATGCGACAAGCTTGGCGAGCGCGACTGGGCCGATGCCGTCAACACCTGGGATGTTATCAACCTTGTCGCCTTGCATCATCAACATGCACGGCACGCGGCTTGGCTCCACGAGGTAATGCTTCGCGCAGTTGCGATGGGTAATCTCGTGGTAGTCTTTGACCTGGTAGTCGTACTTCAAAATCCGGAGGCGCTTGCGAAGGAGCTGGGCGAAGTCTTTGTCGTTGCTGACAACTTCGACCTCCATGTCCTCGTCGTAGTCGTGCGCAAGGCGGGCGAGCGTGCCGATAATGTCGTCGGCCTCGGTGCCTTTCTTGTGCACCACCTTGATACCCATGGCGCGCAGCAGATCGTACACAGGCTTGCGCTGCGGTCGGAGCCGAGCTTGTTGCTCTGGGTCCTTCTCTCGCGTGCCTTTGTACTCTGGGTAAATCTTGTGGCGATGCGTCGGATGCGGACGGTCAAACACAAACGCCACATGCGTTGGCTTGCGAGCCTTGATAACACTGGTGACGATGTTGATGGTGCCCTTAATAGCGTTCGTGTGGAACCCTTTCGAGGTTGTCATTTCCGGGACGGCGAAGAAGCCACGCATGAACACGTTGCTGCCGTCGAAGATCAGGAGCTTACTCAAGGACGTAGACCTTTGGTATGTAGAGTTTGCGCCCAGCGTGTGCCTTGATCAGGAGAAACCCTGGCGACCGTGCGATCACCTCAACGGGACCGCTCGGCACATCAACACAACGCTGCGCGAGCCGGATGTTGCGAATGGTCTTGGAGTCTGACTTGCCGATGGCGTCATTGTACCGCACCCAATCATCTTGAGTGCGGCAGCCGAAGCCGGGCTTCGCCATTAGGGTTGGCTGCGGTGCTTGATAGACCAACAGGCACAGCAGCACTACCCAGACGTATCTCACTGAGGGTTGTCCGGAGTCTTGATTTCATCAGGCTCCTCACCGAACAGTTCGAGGTCCCAAGACTGGGTCTTCGGATACGCGACAGGAAAGTAGTTGGCCGAGGCCCAACGTTCTTCAAACTTGCCGGTGACGTTCTTCCAGGTGAAGCGCACGATCCACAGGGGACCGTTGCCCGTCATGACGACGGCGTGTTCCTTGATGATGACCTGTGCATCGGTATTCAGGAACGAGCAGGCTTTCGACTTGAACGTCGCGCCCACATGCTTCTTGAAACCTTCCGTGTCATTGTCACCCGCAAACTTGACGAGGCTGTAGGCGTCATCAGATTTGTGGCAGACGATGGCTTCTGGCGTACCGCGGTCAGTGAACTCATGCGGGATCACGCTTGGCACAGGGCGAACGCCCATGTTTGCGTGAGCGCCTGCAGAAGCCAGCATCAGTGCAGCGAGCAGAACCTTGTTCATCAGTCTTCCTTAGTGAGGTTGTGTATTGCTTGTTGGTAGGTGAGTTTGATCGCGTAACGGTTTGCAGCAAGCGTGACCACAATGGCGATACCGTGGCCAATGGTCACGTACAGCGGATTGTACGGACCGTTCAGGTTACATGCGATGAAGAAGATCAGGAACTGCATCGCAATATAGAACCGTGACACTTGGTTGATGCAAGCTTGGTGCTCGGTGACCAGCTCGGCGTTGGTGATCCAACGGTTGTTGTGAAATTCGCCAACGTGGTGCATCAAACAAGTTCCCAGGTACGGTGAGTGAGTGACCACGCGGCGAAGATGTTACCCGACGCCTTGGTCTTCTTGGTTGCAGGTACGTGACGGCGAATGATGCAGCCAAGGTGCGGCACGTTGCGCTTGGAGTGCGTGCGTCGTGCTTCCTTGTAGGTTGCATACGGCTTGCTCACTGGGTACCCGTCGATTTCAAACGTGTAGGACACGTCGTTCTCCAGGTCTTGCTTCGCCAGTGCTTGGTCGTGCATCGAGGTGAAGAAGTTGAGCTGGTTGCGGTAGCGCCCGTTGATCGACTGCACCTGTTGTTCATGGTGAAGGTCTTCCTGCTTGAGCTCCTCACGCATGGCGTTGTACAGGTTCTGCCGCAGGTCATGCAACTGGTCTGGCGTCATGCGGAGCAGATAGTCCGAGTACCAGCTAGTCAGCATCTTGGTGTCGAGGCTGACGAAGGCTTCAAGCGCTTCGCGGAAGGTGCCGATGAACAGTGCGTTCTGGAACTGACCGTGTTCAGGGTCGATGATCGCGACGGCGTACACCGACTTTGGCTTGGCGATCGGGACAATCAACTTGAGCGCATCGGCGCGAGCGAACTGCCACTCCTGCCCGAGGTACCGCGTGAAGTACAGCGGCTGCGTGGAGTCTGATACTTCAACGTCACGGTTGAGGACGCTAAACACCTCGCAGATGATGTTGGCGAGTTGCTTAGGTGTCTTGGCACCCAGCATCATACCGATATCGCTACCACCCTTATTCGTCTTGGTCATGTTCTTGATCTACCAGATGCCAGAATTGTGTTTGAGAGTCGAACTTGGCAATCAGTTCAGGTTGACTACCATTTACAGATCGCTTGATCCATGCTGACGTCGAGCCATCTTTTTGGCGGTGTTTCTCTGCGAGCGCCCAGAAGTCGGTACCTTGGCTCAAGAGGCGCTTGCTGAATGCCTTGGTCAGCGTGTACTGAATGTCGGCGTCCGGCAGGTCACGCAGAATGTTTGCAGTCTGTGCCATCAGGATGTTGCGCATCGGCGCTTCGTACCGTTCAGCCAGAGCCATGCGGGTCTTGGCAAACTCCTTCCAGAGTTCGTCAAACTCGCGCTTGTGGTGGCGCTGCAGGAACTGTTTACCCTTGCCGAGTTCGTCGTCGCTTTGTGCCTGCAGGTACGAAATCATGTGGCTGTACAGGGTCGAAGTGCTGGCATCAAAGAACAGTCTGGACGCCTGCTCGAAATCGCCGACAGCCAGACCGTTGACCTCACCGTCGATCACGTCCATCGTCAACCACGTGGTGTCGCTCAGCCCAAGATGAAACGGCGGATTGGCAGAGAGCATTTCCATGTGGGACGAATCGAGCGCGAACGGTAAGTTGTCGAACGGCGTGCTCGCAGGTGCCAGAACACGATAGCGGGCGCGACGTGCGCGAGTGCTTTGGACGTGCGCGTACTGGAACATCATGTTCTTCTGGGCATCGGCCTTGTACAGCGTTGGGGCCCACATGATTACCAGTTCGGCACCATCTAGACCCATTTCGTTCTCGGCAGTTTCGGTACGCGGGGTCGACTTCCAGTTACCACGAGTATCACGGGTGAAGCCGAAGAAGTCACGCAGTTCGTTCTGGTGGGTGAAAACTGGCTTGCTCATACAAACTCCCATTCATTGAGTGTGGTGTTGCTGTACAGGTACGGTTCGGTGACGTCACCCAGCTTGCGCCAGATGATCTTCGGACGAGCACGCGAACCTAGGCTGTGCAGCACACGGTTCATCAGCGCATGAACATTCAACGTCCAGCCAGCACCAGCTACGGCACCAATGTCACGCAACTGGTAGCGCACTTCGACGCCGCTACGACTGGCGATCAACTCGTCGGCATGAATGATCTTGACCATGGCCGCAACATACTGGCTGACTGCCGCCTCAGCTTTTTCGTCGGCCTGGGTTTGAATCAAGGACAACTCGTCTGCTCTGGCGCTCTGCAGGAAGCGAGCCGTCTCGCGGAGCTTTCCCACGCCGAGATTGGCGAGGTACTCCAAGTAGCTTTGACTCAGTGCTTCGGACGAGTCTTCAAGGTAGGCTTTGAGCGCCTGTGTCCAGTCACCGATGAACAGGCCAAGTACGACGCCTCGATTTTCCTCAAACACCATCCAGTGGTTGGCAGGGCCTTGCATCACGAAGTCACAACGGTGCTCCGATGGGCGCACAACCGAGGTGTTCAGGTCGGTCACAAACACCGCATCACGAATGGGTGTGTTCAGCGGCACCAGGGTGCGCAGGGTGCGCGAGCGTGGTGAGACAGCCTTGCCCGACAGGCTGTAGGTGAACATCAGCACAGGCTTGCGCTTGACGTTGACCACCTTGTTCCACATGTAGATGGAGTCTTTGAGGCCGAACGCAGTTTGCTCTGGCATCTTGGCGCGCTGCGACGGATAGATGCGACCCCACTCACCATGCACGTCTTGACTGTAACCCATGAACTTGACGAAGGCTTCTGGCGTGGAAAGTTCGGCGATGAGGTTGTCAGCTTTCTTGGTCATGTTTGAATCCCCAGGTTGGTGGGTGCGTGAACACCCACCGTGTTGCGGTTAGTTGAAGTAGCCAGTCACGCGCTTGTGGCGAGTTTCGAGTTTGGCGAGCTTCTTGGCATGTACCTTCATCTGCTGTGCCACATCCCGCTTGTACTTGGTAGCCGTGACCCCAAGACGGAACGCCCTGTCTTCAGGTGTCAGCTTGGCGACAAACTCCGCGATCGAGGTGTTGGCGCTGTCAAAGTTCGGGTCGACGAAGGCCGTGAACGCTTCGTTGAAAGTGCCGGATGCGATGTGCTTGATCCCCTTGTCGTACTCAAACTCAATCATCACCCAAGCATCGGGACCACCGAGCATCGTCTCACACCCGTACTCGATTTCGGCCATGATGCCGTCGTCAAGTTCGTCAAGGTCAACAGGTGCTGGGAATGGCTCTGCGCGAACAATAGCCTCGGCTTCGCAGAGTATGCGGCGCTTGGCGCCAGCGCCTGTGACAAACAGGTGAGACCACTCACCGTCGGCCTTGATGACCCAGTCGCTCCAGACAATCTTCTTGGTCCAGTTGAACAAGGCGCGTTCGTGCGCTTTGATCGTCACGTTGGAATTGCGGTAGTATTCGGTGTTGGGTCGCGGATACTCTTCGGCGTCGTCACCATCGGCAGGTGCGGTGCCATCAACTTCTGCGCGGTAACCCAAGGCGGAAAGCAGGTCTTCAGGCGTGGCGATGCTCGCGATGGCCTGTGCAAACTTTTCACTCATGTTCGTAACCTCATCTATTGTCATAACCAATAAGCAGTACGCTCGGTGCGTCTCTGCATCACCATTATAGCATAACTGAAATCAGTAGTGCAAGGGCTTTAACGGTTACGCTGATAGTCAAGGTATCGCGTGTGGAGCACAGAGACGACAAAGCCCGACACGAG